CCGCCACCACCAAATACAGCAATGTTCCATAGGCGATATTTGTTAATCATAGAACTGATTCCTTAGGAACACGTTTGCCATTTTGATACCGAATATAGCTAATCTTTTTACCCCAATGCCCCAACTCAATCAGCTTCTGGCGCATTTTAACGGCAATCTGTCGGCCATGCCCATGTGGAGCAATGACATCAACAAGCACAAGGTGAGGACCATTTTTAAAATCTAACGGAACCAATTTCCTAGAACCAGTCAAGAAGGCATCAAGGGATTCATCGTTCATGGAAGCCCATGTTCCAAGACCGACCAGTTTTCCATTTTCAACGACATAAACAAACTGTATCAAGTCGATAGGCGGCTGAATGATGTTATAAATGTCCTCAATGTACCAACGCTTGTGAAGGTACGATTCATTCATAAGATCAATAACCGGATTAATCATTGATGCGCCATCCGCTGGGCCATGTAACGGTCAAAGTCCAACCCACGCTTGCTAAACTCTTCCCGGATGCGGGCAATCAAAGCATCAGGTGTTGGTTCACCAACGTGTCCACCTCTAGCCATATTGAGCTGTCCGCTCATCCCCAGCGGTGATGCACTCATCAAAGGGGAGCCGCCAACCATACCACCGGCAGACATAATGTCCCCGATCTGGGTTTGGGTATCTCTACCATCAGACTGATTAGCCCAATTGATATTTCCGCCATCAATAAAATTAGACTGCATAAGGGTTCACCACTGCTGCTGGGGGACGGTAATCTTCTTCAGGCTGTTCAGTTACGGATATATTAGCATTATCTGCCATCCACCGCAAAGCCTGAGTTGTTGAGTCAACGTAGTCGTCATGCTTAATAGACCCTTCTCCTCTAAATGAGCATAACTGTGACATCATTTCCTCCGTCCAAGTGGCGGGCGCACCCGGCATTTTCTTGGACTCAACTACATAAACTAAGCCAGAAGCGAAGAAATGCGAGACGGCGTGAAGACGCTGGAGCTTAGAAGCCTTTCCGGGATTATAACCAAACGGAAAAATTCCCTCTCGATAAAGTGTTTGCCGAAGGGATATACCAGAACCTTTGTCTTCGATGATAAGATGATCTGGCTTTTTGCCCATGTTGTAGGGCTTACGCGATCCAAATTGGGGCTTGATCTCCGCGTTAAACTCATCATCGCCCCACCTTATAGCCATTTCTTTCTTAGATCGTTCAACAAGCTCAGGGAACCCCAGATGGTCACTCCAACAGTCCAGCAAAAGAAAACCAACACGGCCATCATGGTCAAAATATCCCCATACAGTACAAGCAGTAGGGTCCGGATCATTGCTCTTTTTGTTCTTTGTCTTCTCGGTAAATGCTGTGTCAAGGGAAACAACAATCATTTGGAACGGGGGAAGTGGCTCCGTTCTCGGCCAAATATTAAACCAGTCGCGCTTGATGATACCACCATCTTCCGAATCCAGTAGCTCACCCAGCAACTCCTGTCTACCAATCTTCGTACCATTGTACTGTGTCAGATTTTGAAAAAATGACGCTGGCAAGTTCTTCTCATTATCGAAGGTACTTCCCCGAATCAAAATTGTATTTTGCAGATTCACAATCCTCCGGACAGCAGCAGTAGGTCGTGGGGTAGTCGTCCATACCGTCTGAGGGTTGTCTCCCAAACGCATACCGAACTGAAGCATATCCCAAACTTCGTCACCATTTTCCCAAGCCGCCAACTCATCACCCCAAGCCCAGTGATGCTGCGGTCCACGCAAACGATCAGGCTCAGACGACGAGAAACCCTGCATTGTAGAACCATTAACCAACCTGATCTTCAGTTCGCTTTTATTGTAGCTGTCAATCAAGTTAGGCGGTATCTGCGACAAAATTCCAGCCGGACCCTCAATGCAAACCGACTGGGCATCGTACCGGGTAGGAGCAATAATAGCCCCAAACGACTTTGGATGCTGCCACGCTTGCCACCAAGCCCAAGCCGCCCCCATGCGTGTCTTGCCGAAACCACGACCAGCCAATGCTCCACAATACGACCAGTCATTACCCTCAGGGATAACCTGATTAGGACGAGCCGTCTGTAACCATTTCAACCTAGCCAGCACAGCCTCTTGGTTTATCGGGTCTAGCGAGGAAATGTTTTCTTGGATGGCTTGGATGGGAGAAATCATAGATTTGAATCCGGGTGGGTGGGGGGTGGTCGATGTCGGGTACACGTCGCAAAGGGGGGTGTCGCCTCGTCGAGACGGACGCCACGTCCATGCTGACACTGACGCACCGTCCACATCACACGTCTGATCCTGCCTCTAGGACTGTCTGCGTGGGTGTAATGTCTATGAAATCCCTAGTCCTTGCCATCTCTGCCAGTGCTTTGAGTGCCTGTCCGATGTCTGACTGCACCTGTAGTGGAGCGTTGGCATCCCCTTTCATCTCAATGGATGACAGGCGTGGGTGGACATACGGAGCGGCGGCAATGGCACATTGGATGCGATCCGACAGCTTAACGCCCTCAGCATCCGCAGGGAGATGGATAATCCCCATCAGGAACGCCAGAGGAGTGGCATCAGGACCAGATCCGATTGAATTCATCACCTGATCCACGCTGAACTTCCGTAGGCTCCTATCACTTGTCCCTGCCTTGCGTCCTGCACCCAGTCTTTTCCCACCTCTAGCCATGCTTAACCCCATTGAACCGACACACCGTCCGGTTGAATATAATCAATCCTGATTGATTTTACCATGTGCCTGTCTATTCCCTTCCCCTCTACTGGTGTGTTCTCTTACTCTCTCCCCTGCAAGCACAGGCATTGGCGAGCAAAAAATGCCCTGCCCTTGAGCCACCAGACTGATTCGTTTTAAGGGAAAATGTGAGCGATTTTAGGACGCACCGTCCGATCGAATCACGCTAAGTGTTTGATAATATAGGATAAATACACCTACTTGACAACCCTGACGGTACGTCCTACAAACCCTTCAGGTTTGGTCTAAACACCACGCCGACACCACCGCTGTTTGACATCGTGAATACAAGGTTCTCTCCTGAGAGACGAAACCGATCCTCACCGGATCGGTCGTACGGCAGACCGTACCTGACGAGTCTAGGAGAACCACCATGAACAACAACATCGAAATCACCATCATCGACGCTATCCGCAAACTGGCTGGCGAAAACTACGACAAAGGCTACGGATGGCAGATCATCGTCGAGTGCATGAGCGACGAAGAAATCCTCGAACACTGCGGCGACACTCACGATCTCAAGACTGCTCTCCGCAACATCGGAGACTTCGTAGAAATCCAGAGCGAACACTACGACGAGATCGAGGCAACTGCATGGTAACAGGACGAAACGGCTTACGAGCCGTCCACTGGTTGAGCCAGTGCTGATGAGTCCATCAGAAACCAATAGGAGAACCACAATGTACCAAGCATATGAGTTGATGCCAAACCTTCGGCGCAAGACATACGGACCATTCGATACGGTCGCAGATGCAATCGATTTTATCGAAGACAAGATCGGCGAGATCACCGTCTGCGAAGAAGACGAGGAACACGACGATCATTACGATGCCTTCACCAAAACCTTGCGCGTCATATCGATAGAGCCAGTAGCATGAAGATCATTTTGACGGCAGCAGCCGAAATCATTGGTCTGGCGGGAATGCTGACCGGAATTTACACCCTTTACCTTATCCTTAATTAAGATCGAAACGGCTTACGAGCCGTCCACTGGTAACGCCAGTGCTGATGAGATCAGAAACCAATAGGAGAACCACATGACCATCAAGTTCATTTCAGGACGCGAAGAAAACCCAAATGGTCGGTATCGGATATTCGGTATCGGCACAGTAGTGAAAACACCACACGGAACGGTGGGACAGGTGATAGCAATCTTCAGAAAACGACTGAGGATCAAGATACTGGCGACAGGTGATCTGCGCTTCTACCACCCAGTGGATCTTGAGATCATCAAATAGGACGAAACTGGGAGCAATCCCAGTCCACCCGTTAAGCGGGTGCTGACGAGTCCAGACGCACTCACAACAGGAGAACCACTATGAAACAGTTCGTAACAATCAACCTGAACTGGGATTTAACCCTTGTTTTGCCGCTCGAGAAGAGCATTCAAATTCTCGAATTGCTCAACAATTCCGAAGTTTGGTTTGAGTCGAATTACAACGGATCGGACGACCACGTTGAAGCCGATCAAGGTCGGTCACTTGTTCAACGGAAGATCGGTAGCATCGAAACAAAAATTGTCCCTGCCTCTGAGCTGAACGAGATGATCCGCAAAGGCGGCGCAGAGCAAGTACGGCGCGACAAACGGAACGCAGAACGAGCCGCTGAACGTGAAGCCAAGCGGCTGGCAGAGATTGCATAAAGATCGAAACGGGGAGCGATCCCCGTCCACCCGTAAGGCGGGTGCTGACGAGATCAGAAAACAGGAGAACCACAATGAAAGTTAGCTATTTTACGAAACCTAGCCTGATGATTGCTAATCGTCTGGCTATCGCAAACAATCTCAACCGGAGTGTTGACTCGACGCAATTGTCGAAGCTTCCAAGCCACCACAAATTCCCAGTCCTGATGCTGATGGATCATAACGGGTGTTGGCGGGTTAAGATCGGGATCACGATGCACGACAGCATCTACATTGACATCCCGATGGCAGTTTACAACAGCCTGATCGAAACCATCGTGTTGGAGGACGCATAATGTATACGGCACAGATCAACTCACACGGCAATGTGATCGTATGCAAAGGCGATGTTGAGCGCAACACCTACCGGATCGTGTTTCGCGGTTCGTATCAGGATTGCATCCTCTACAAGATGAAAAGGATTTAAGGACGAAACTGGGAGCAATCCCAGTCCACCCGTAAGGCGGGTGCTGACGAGTCCGTCAGAAAACCACAGGAGAACCACAATGGATGATGGAATCACGATTAGCGAAGGCGGAACAACTTTTTCCGGACCGGACGCTATCCGCTTATACAGAGCAGTTGCCGTTCGATCGGCGCTGAAGTTGGCAAAGGCAGGGATCAAGATCAATCGGTACACAACGACGACCGATTTGTTCAAGATCGCAACCGAGTACACTGGCAAAGCCTACAAGCGGGGGCAGTACGATCAAGCAATGGCAGATGTGACGATCTGGATCGATGTGATGCGGTCGGCAATACCGATTGTTGTCAAAGATCGTCATCAAGTGTTTCCGATAACGGTCGATGGAAAGGAAATGTTCCAATGATACCCAAGCCAGAAGACGAGAAGACGACCCGAGAAGAGTATCGGGCGATGGAGTTCCGCGATAGCGGAGGCTACGATCTGGACTACAACGACGAGTATTACGAAATCAACGACGACGAAGATGAGGAGAGCGAAGATGAAGATTGATGTTTACCGCAGTGTCCGCGATGGCGGATGGACAGCAGAGAACGAGATCGATCTAGGCAATGATCTCGTCCTTCAGCTTAGAACGACAAAGAGGGCAAAGGGCGTTGGCTGTTTCGCAAGCGTCCACAAGCGGGATGGAAACTTCCTGACGCACAGGATGTTCCAAGACTATTCCCGCGAGATTGCGAACGAAATGGGACGGGCGACTGAAAAGTTGGTCGCTCACGTTCACCAGAAGGGCTTAGACACGGTTCCTGAAATTCTGCTCGCCATTAGAGCGCAATACGGACTGCTCGAAGACGCATAAAAGACCGAAACGGGGATTTCGATCCCCGTCTGGACGTAAAGCGTCCACTGATGAGGTCCATCAGAAAACCGCAGGAGAACCACAATGCCTAACTGGTGCTTTAATAGCGTCTGCGTGACGCATGACGATCCTTCAAAAATTGCTGAACTTGCCGAGACATTTGATAATCGCAATATGTGTCAGCATTTCATCCCCTTTCCTAAAGGCGAATGGGAATATGAGTTCTGCGTTAACAATTGGGGAACCAAGTGGGACATTCGTTGCCCAGAAATTAATGCTCGCCACGAATATATGCTCGATCTTTATTTTGAGACAGCATGGTCGCCACCGATCAAGGTATACGAGAAAATGAAGGAACAAGGCTACGTCATCCAAGCCGAATATTGGGAAGAAGGAGGCTTCTTTGTTGGTAAATGGGAAGACGGCGATGACCGTTGCTTTAGCCCTGATGAAGCCCCCGACGATATGAACCACCTAGTTGCCAATTCCCACCCAATCCCAGACGAGTATGGGGATTTAACGACTGAAACCAATGCACAATAGACCGAAACGGGGAGCAATCCCCGTCCACTGGTAACGCCAGTGCTGATGAGGTCCATCAGAAAACCACAGGAGAACCACATGGGCGGATATGCAACGCTTGGATTTTACCAAGCCCAATTCGATACCTATCAGCAAGCAAAGGCGGGCGGGAAAGTTTATTCTGTTCGACTGGACTATGCAGAAGCACACGAGGGTCTTACTCAGAGCGCCGTTTGGGATGCCAAGGAAATCATTGCAGCGGTAAAGAACTGCTTTGGCTTAGAAGAACAACGGCTAAAGTACGTCCTATTGGATGAAAAAGACAACCTAATTGATGCGGGATGAGGAGGAATCCATGAACGACGATATCAAAATGACTCAGGAAGAATTAGCAACGATTATGTCACTTCGCTACAGGGGATATTCTATCATAATCTGGACACCGGATGAGTTACGGGGCGTTGATCCAGACATCATACAAAATGCGTCCGTGTCTTTTGGATGGGACGAAATACAAAACCAATTACAAAAGGATGAGGAACAATGACGTACAGCGTAGGAATTTACATGATCGACAAAGCCTATGGCGGTCCAGAGGAAGGCGGATGGTGGTATACATATGGTTCCCCCGAGGAGGAACACGCCCATCACACGAAGCATTTTGAGGATTACGATGCGGCGAATCGATATTCCGAAATGCTTTACAATCTGATCGTCAAGCCTTTGAACGAAGGACGTAAATCTATCGACTCGATGTTGAGCGAAGGCATTTACGACACTTACATTCAAGACGGTGATCCACGACCGTTTCCCGATCAAGTGCCGCATTATGAGTAATGACATGAAACCGAAAGAACTGGACGCGATATTAAAATCGCTCAACGAAACCAGATCAGGGTTTGCTCGACGGATCGGTGTAACAGATCGAACTGTCCGACGATGGTTAGCGGGTCAACACCCGATACCCCAATGGTTAGAGAACCTTGTCAAATCACGATGAAAATCGCCCCTGCCGGAGAACCACCAACGGCAGGGGCTTTTTGCTGTCTTACAGCAACCCTTGGTACTGCGCCTTAGCGTCTTCAGTGCCGCAAATAACCAGTACGTCATTCCAGTCCGCTCCCGTGGTCTGGGGGATCACCACACTCACATCCAAAAACTTAGATGCCATGCGCCACGCCAGATGGTAAGCCGCCATTTGTCCGGCGTATAGCTTATCATTGTCGCCAAAGATCACCAACCGCTTTACCAAAGGTGGCGGTGTCCATTTCAGCAATATCGAGGCACTCACGACCGACCACGTTGGAATGCCAGAGATCGACCAAGCCGAGATCGCAGTCTCGATCCCTTCTGCCACTCCCAGAACTTCACTGTATGGGAACAATCTAATCGCAGAACCCTCAGGCAAAGACCCTGCCATAAGCATTCGAGACTTTTCGATGGGGGCTTTCTCGCCATTATCCGTCAAATACGTCCGGTGGATCGAAACAGGCTTATTGTCCGGACCAGTGATCTTGGCAACCATCGCAGGGAACTCAGCCTTCTCATCCGAGTGCCAGAGCGCAGGGTGAAAGCGTATCGACCGAGGCACTTCAAGCAATCCTGTCCTTTGGCTAAGATATTTGTGAACTGGATCGCCCTCGACAACCTCTCTGGCTCCGCTCCACACTTCATTCAATGCTTTGCGGCGTTTTGCATCATCAATTGTTACGTCATTCATGGTCTTTACATATCCCCCCACAACCTTCTCGACCTCCGCCATTGCTTGGCGCATTTCCCAACCCTTCACTTTCGTCAGAAGAGTGAAACCAGTCCCCGCCCCACAATTGTTGCAGTGGAACGTACCCCTGTTCTCTTTGTCGTCAAAAATGAAACGATCCTTTCCACCGCACATTGGGCATGGTTGGTGTTTGCGATATTTCAAATTCAAGCCAAAGTGTTGCATCAACCCAACCCACTTGCCTTGGGCTTCATCAATCACGTTCATCAGAACGCCCTTTCCTTAGCCTTGTTCTCAGCCATCCG